TTTGAATAATTGTTGGTATCTGTTCATATTATATTATATGAAATATTATTCGATTTTCAAAGTTTTAGAACTCTTCATCTATAACTTCATCAGTAATAATAACATCGTCAATACCACCATCGACCCCTGCTTGATATTTGAAAATATAAACATCACATATTCTTTTATATAATCGATCTTTAACTGCTGGATTGTCAATAACCTTTTCTATAAAATCTTTACTTTGAAATTTATACTCCCCGTAAACTTGTCCGGATTCAATATCAACATCGTCTAATGTGTACCAAGCACCTGATTGTTTAACTATGTTGAATTTCTTCATGGTCTCTAACCAACCACCATAATTGTCAATTCCACTATGATAATAGATATCATAATTAACTTTGCGGTGTGGAGGTCCCATTCTGTTTTTAACAACATGCACTTCGGTTTTACTACCAACAATTTGCTCTACGCCATTCGCATCTTTTGCCTTAATCATACCAGTATTTTTCAAACGAAGTCTTACTGATGCGTGAAATGGAATAGCCTTACCGCCAGATGTAGTCCATTGATCTCCAAAAGACACTCCTAGTTTAGTTCGTAACTGATTAGTCATAATCAAACAAATCTTTTCTCGAGCAATCCAGTTAGTAACTTTACGCATTGCTTTTGAAAGAATGATTGATTTACTTGTTGCATAACCATCTTTGTCATATTCTGCTGACATTTCAATCTTTGTAGATGCACCCATAACTGAGTCAACGATTATCGTAACCAAACGATCCTTATTTGCTTTTCTTGCATTTTCTACAATAGTTTCAATTGTCTCGAATATTTCTTCGACTGTTTCTAAAGGCACATATAACATTGTTTTTAAATCAATACCAATAGCCTGCATGAATTCTGCACTCACCGCTGCCTCAGTATCAATATAAACTGCCAATCCACCTTTCTTTTGTGTTTCAGCTGCTACATGGGATACTAATAAAGATTTACCAGATGCTTCTAGACCAGTTACCTCAGTTATACGACCTACCGGAAATCCTCCGTATGGTCTATTTGAGATTGCTAAATCTAATGTATCACACCCAGATGAAATCCAATCAGTTACGTTGCTTGGCGAATCGGCATCTCCCTCTAGGAAGAATGCCGTTTTCAAACTTTGGCCTTTGAATTGTTTGTTAATGCTATCTGCTAATGCTGTTGCTAAACTATCTTCCAGTTCTAGTTTGCTTTTACTTTTAGTCGCCATGCGTTACTCCTTAGGAATTAAATAAATCATTGAATGCTGATGCTACATCTTCTACTTTATTAACCGATGGTTTTGGAGTAGATGTTTTTGTCGTAGCCGCAGGAGTATCTTCAGTTTCGCCAGATACGTCAGAGTCTGCATTTTCTGGGTTCATCCATTCTGCTAACGCTGCTTCTAATTCATCATAAGTTGGCTCAGGGAAGATATCTGTAATTACAGGCTGATTCATAATTTTTTCAGCGATTGCTTTATCTTCTGTTGCTGGAGTTGTGTTAGGTTTAACACGAATAGTTGTTTTAGGAAATGCTCCTGGAGATTCAGCTGGTGTGAATTCTACGTCGACATCGCGACCACCCATTAAATCTGTAATATCACCATAATCTGGATCAGATACGATTGATAATAATTCAGTGTAAATTTGTTTACCAAAGCCCCAAAATTTAACACCTTCTGATTCTTTACCGCGAACTATAACCGGAACATATGTTCTCATTTTTGGCTCGATTTTACGACCCATGATCCACTCATCTTTATCTCCAGTTTTCTTAAGTTTTTCTGCAAATTCCACAATTGGATCTGGATTGCCGAAACTGATTGGAGACAACATTGATTTCTTACTAATGTCATAGTGGAAATACAATTCTAAGAACGGATTGTCTTTTCTGTGTACATAAGGTACGATACGAATTCTTGTTTTACCTGCTTCCGGTTTCCACAAGTTGTTTTTCTTGTCGTCACTTTTGTTTAATTGGTTAAGTTTTGCTTTAATTGCATCTAAGTTAAGTGCCATAAGTACTCCTTTTTTTTAAGTTATTAATTTATGTTATTTATTAATTATAATTTAGATAATTAATTCGGTAATTCAAAGTAATTTGTTAAGTTTTTTTTCAATTAGTGAAGATAATTCCAAAGTGCATTATGTACATCTTGTGGGTGAGTGTGCTGTAAACGTTCCATATCATCGTCTGTTAATGCGGATCCATCTTCATATTCTGCATATGATACATATGCATCTGTATAGTCTGGATGATCTGCTGGATCAATATCTTCAAATTCTAAA